GCCTGCTGGTGCGAAATAATACTGGCTATTATTCCATAGAAAAAGTGAGCCTAAGAGCTGACAGTAATATCCGCATTGACCCGGTGGATGCCATGCTTACCGGGTTCATAGCGGCGTATATAGATTTCAACAAACGTGGACCCACCGGTGACGAGCTGGTGGATGATTGGCTGGATCTGTTGACTGAGAGGTGATGAAATGATCCAAGCGAGTGACGTAAAGGCGTATCTGCGAATTGATTATTCTGACGACGATAATTTCATCGCCGACATAATTCAGTCAGGGTATGACTATCTGGCAGATGCCATTGACGATTTTTCAGACCTGTATTCCGGGGACGAGGTGTTCTCCCGCAAGGCTGACATGTGGGTAATGACACAGTGGTGCCCGCCCATGTATGACCAGCGTGAGGGGATGCTGACGGACAAGGATATAAAGCTGAACTATGTGGCAAGGGCAATGCTAACACAGCTGCAGATGTATAGGGTGGAGGAAGAGACAAATGACGACGATTAAGATAACCGGCGAGGTTTGGGATCTGCAGGAACAGTGTGCGGCCGTAATCAACGCAAACGAAGACGTGGAGCTGGTAATCAACAGCCCAGGTGGCGATGTGTTTAACGGCCTGCAGATGGTTCATGCGATTCAGGACTGCCATTATAAAGTAACTGCCAAAATTGAGGTTATGGCTGCCAGCATTGCGGCGGTTATCGCGCTGGCCTGCGATGCTGTCCAGATTGACAAAAACAGCTTGCTGATGCTTCACAACTGCTGGACGTTCACTGCCGGCAATAAAGAGGAGCTGCAGCAGGAGATTGATGCGATGGCGGCCATAGATACAATCATCCACAATATTGTGGAAGAACATTGCTATGACGATTCTATCGGCGAGCGGATGGACAGCGGCGACGTGTGGCTGACCGGCGAAGATGCTGCGGAACTGTTCGACATTGTCGAGCTGGTGGAAAAGGAACAGAAACACGAACTGGCCGCCTGCGCTGCTCTGGTGAAGTTGGTCAAGCTGTCCAATATGCTGCTGAACAAGACCAAAGAGGAAAAGCCGGAAGAAGAGCCGCAGGAAGAACCGAAAACGGAAGAACCTGCCGAAGAACCGGAAGAGACTCCGGAAGAGGCTCCGGAAGAAGAACCGGCTGAAGAGCCTGCTCCGGATGAAGAGGAACCGGAAGAGGAAAAGAAGGCGGAATACGTTGTACCGGAAGGGCTGAAGGCGCTGCTGGATGAAGCGGCGCAGCTGGGGTGATGCCTATGCTGGAGAAAATTAAAAACTATTTCCGTGGAAGTGCATATCAAAACACAAAGGACACAACCATCTTTCCGGTATGGAACGGCAAACGTATTGTGGTGGATGCAGCCGGCGACCTTGTCTTCCTGACATGCATGGAGATTCTGGCAAAGAACGTGGCGCAGATCCATTGGGGATTGTTCGGCTCCGACAACAAAGAAGTCGAAAACACCATGGCAATGTTCCAGAAGTCTTTGAACATCGAACCGTATCCCGGCGTCAACGCATATGATTTTTGGCGGAACATGGAAGTGCAGAGACTTGCATATGGAAATGCGTATGCGTACATATGCTATGACAAAGTTACTCTGCTGAAATGCCTGGTTCCTCTGGACGCTGCACAGATGAAGGTGTACTGGGACAACGCCAACATACTGGACGGCGCTCGCAAGATTGTCTATGAATATACCGACCCTGTAACCCAGCAGAAGTTCACGATGCTTCCGGAGGAGCTGATCCACGTAAAGGCGTTCAGCAATAACGGTATCGTTGGGCGTAAAGCCATTGCGGTGCTGGGTGATACGCTGAAGAGCAATGCGGATGTGGAGAGCGCCCTGCGGTCTAACGTGACCAACGGGTTCGACGGTACCATTCTACTGACCTACACGTCAGATTTAAGCCAGGCCAAACAGAAGACCTTGCAGGCGCAGGTACAGTCGCTGTTGTCCAACACAGCGAACAAGATACTGCCGCTTCCAGCGGGTATGAATGCGACCAATATCAAAAATGATATTAAAACATATTACGATTCGCTAAAAAACAGTAATGCTCAAGCTATCAGCGCCTTCTTTGGCATTCCGTTGGTTATGCTGAACATCGGTGGTGGTGCTGGTATGGCAACATTCAGTACCAACCAGCTGCAGCAGTTCTATAACGGCACCATTGCGCCGATTGTCCGGCAGTATTCCAACGAATTGTCCGTGAAGTTGTTGACGGAGCGCCAGATGAACAAAGGATATCGATTCGATGATGCGAGCGACGTCTTCGATCGTCTGGACGCACAGAGCAAGTCGTCGGTATTGGCAACCTATACCGGCGCCGGAATATTAACGCCGAATGAGGCAAGGATGTCCCTGCAGTATCCGAAATCCGAGGATCCGGCAGCTGACAGGTTGAGCCAGCGAGGCGGAACTGGCACACTGGGAGACAGTCCTGCTAATGAAGGCGGAAAAGGTAATAAAGAGGAGGGTTAACAATGGTTTTCGACAAGTATGTGGAGCTGGAGATTAACGGCAAAAAACATAAGCTGTGCTACCCAACAAAGTATGTATGGAAATTGGAACGCGACATATCGAGCGGGAATATCCTTGTAATGGCAAGTCAAGCTGGTAACGGTATTCCTCCGACTCTTCATGATATGTTTTTGCTTATTACATACGCTTTGATGGGCGGTAATCCGAAGTTGACTGAAGAAGATGCCGAGGAACTGTATTTGGAAGCTGTGAGCGAGATGACCATTTTAGAACTAACTAATCTTGCCATGCAGGCTTTACAGAAATCAGGGGTACTTGGCGTAGAAAAAAAAGCTCCGGCGGCTCCCAAGGCGTAAGTCCGGGGAAGCCGTGTAAAAACGCTGCCGCATTACTTGAGGAACTTGAACCCATTGCCTTGGGTGAGTTAGGTCTGACGCCGGAACAGTTCGGCGGGTACACCATCATGGAGATAGATGCCATGTTTGAGGGGTACGTCCGCCGGCATGAACGGTTGGAAGACTTATTCATTATAAACTGCGCCCTGCCGACCTACCGTGGCGCATACGGACGGAAGGCTCCCAGCTATAAGAAGCTGACGGCCCACCGGACGAAGCACAACAAGGTTGGCGAGATTGATGAGGATACCCAGAATCAATGGCGCAAAATCCTTGAAGGAGGTAGAGCCCATGCTCAAGAGTATGGAACTGAAGCGGGAGATTGACGAATTAACCGCTTTCATTAATGGCAAAATCAGTAACCAGCTTGAAGTTACGGCTGACGAGCACGCACAGCTTCAGGCCCTCATGGATGAGTACAAATCTGCTAAATCTGCGGAAGATTCCGCAAAGAAAATTGCTAAAGGAGAAAAAACTATGGACAAAATGGAAATGAAAGCCGCTCTGAAATCCTTCCTGCGTGGCACTAAAGATGAACTGACCGAAAAGTATTTCGACAATGCCGCTGGCAACAACGGCGCTGTAACCGCTGACGGCGGCGCTCTGGTTCCGTCCGAACTGCTTGGCCTCGCTGAAAACAATGGCGTGGCTGCCGACCTGCGCAACATCTGTACTGTTATTCCGGTAAGCACTCGCACCGGTTCCGTACCGACCATCGACTATGGCCAGACTATGGTGCTGACCGCTTTCGATGAAAACAACGCTATCACCGAAAAGAAAGCCGCGTTTGCATCCGTACCGTTCACCCTGGCAAGCAAAGGCGCTATCGTTCCGGTATCCCGCGAACTGCTGTGGGATGCTAACAGCGACGTGTTGGCTGTTGTTGGCAAACTGTTCAACAAAGTTTACATGAACACTGTAAACGGTGCTGTACTGACCGCTGCCACCACCGGTCTGACTGCTGTTTCCGCTACTACCGCAGCTGTTGCTATCGACAAAGTAAAAGAAGCTGTTATTAAACTGCCTCTGGCTTCCGCTGGCAAGGCTCATGTTGTTATGAACCAGGCAACCTACGCAAAACTGGCCCTGGCCAAAGACGGCACCAACAATTACCTGCTGGCCCGCGACGCCAACAACGCTACCATTCCGATGATTGAAGGCGCACAGGTTGTTGTTTGCGAAGCAAAAGACCTGGCTGACGACACCATCGTGGTTGGCGATTTCAGCGCCATCTATCATGTTGAGAACCCGGGTCTGGAAATTATGTCCAGCGAAGAAGCAGGTTTTGCGAAAAACAGCGTACTGGTTCGCATCATCGCCCGCTTCGCCGACATCAACACCTACGCTGGCGCATTCGCCAAAATTACCATCAGCGCATAAGAGGTTAAATCATGTTTCACAGGAATCCCGGAAGGTTTACAAACAGAATAACGCTGTTGCGCCCATCTGCTCCGGTGCGTGACGAGCTGGGTGGCATTGCTGCCACGACATATGAAGCCGCGTTGACACTTTTTGCAATGGTCGAGCAGAAAACGCAGACCCGGCAGCAGTTCGTCGGCGACTATGTGACCAGCGACACCCGGTATTTTGTTGTGCGAGATATCCGGAGCCTGTGTCCTGGCATTGATACAAGCTGGCGGCTGGCATATAGGGGCTACACTTACCTGATTAATGAACTGACGTTAATCGACGAGAGCAGCCCCTTTTATATCCAGATAACGGCAACAGCTGTCAACGGAGGTGGGGGAATCATATGATCTACAAGGTTCCGTTTGTTGCGATCAGCAAGGCGGTGTACGCCGTACTGTCCGACACCAATAACAATATTGGGCTGGAATGGTTCGACAGCGCCGTCCCCATCAATGAAATTGAGGACTATTTCAAAAGCCAGGCTGAATTTGCGTATGGTATTTTCGGCGCAGCTGACGCCGATTGTACGCCGAACAAAACGGCGGCGGTATGGGACAGTACGCTGCAGCTGGAGATCTATTCCAACTACAAAGGCCGCAAGGTCATTGCCCAGAAGCTGGAGGCGGTGCTGAACTACTTAAGTAGTGATGCAGGCACGGACGCCATCCAGT